CGTTCTTTGAATACGTAGGCCATGTTTGGTAAGCACCACCTAATGCCTTAAATGTATCTGTAGTGCTCGCATGTTTACCCTTTACAGCGTAACTACTAGAAATCTCGTTCATGTCGGGTACGTGAATGGGGTATAGCCAGTGTGCTTTCGCTACATTAAACCCAAAATAGGTTCCTTCCTTATCACTTTCAGGTTTGTGCACAAGATTAGGCCAAAGTTGACTGAGTCGCACACAAAGCTGCTTGTAAGACTTATTCTCTGCACCAATCAAACCAGCTGGTTTATTACTACCCATGAATGGTGCAAGTCGTGCCTTATCATCCTGTGGGCCACGAATAAGTCTTCCCGGTTCCATAGGTCTTTCTGTTTCCTGGAAGACATCTGGCAATTGAAAGCCCAGTTGCTTAATGCTCTCCGTTCTGCCACCTACGTAACGTGTCTTGCCATATTTGGGAAACCATTTAGTCTGTGTGTTTAACGGCTCCTGTACTAACAATCTACCACGCACCGCTTGATACTCCGGGTTGTACATGCGCATGCGTATGTTCACCGTTCCATATGGAGTTTCCTGCGACACAACCCAATTGTTCTCTGTTGCGTCACATCGTGGATAGTAATACAAACCAAATATACCGGCTATTAAGTTAGCTGTCGCCATACAACCTTCTAGCTCGTTGCAGTTCTCAGTTCCGCCAGTGGTCGCAAAACTAACTTCGGATGAATTTGATGCTTTCTGTCCTGTAGCCATCTTTGACATCAGCTGTTTACTCGCAAGAGTCTGTAACCAATTTAACTTACTACACGGTGCGCGCGCCACGTTTGTTTGCCACGTCTCTGATTGACTCCGTTGTGAACCTGAACCAAAAGGGTAGTGAAATCCAACAGACTCACCTGACCAATGTCCCTGGTTGCCGCCACGCACTTTATGTTTACCCTGGGTGACAGGACTGTGCAGAAATTGCTGATTGGTGCGTATAGCATCCTTAATTCGCTGTACCAATACTTTGGCCACACCACTCTCATCAAGTCCTAATTCCTTTGCCTTCGCTACTAGTTGTGGCTTTCTTAAACGGGAAACCCAGGACACCTCTCCATCTTTTAGACCAGCTAGATGGAGCTCGTGGTGGTTTCCTGGTTCCCAGGATGGTCCTCTTTTATTCGTGTAATAGTTACTTACAAGAATCTGCTTGGCGGGAATCACACCTTGACCAGACACTAACAAATAGTTCATTAGCTGCTGGAACACTGGCCCACCATCCTGTCTGCTAGGGTCATATCCAGTCGCCGCACACCACAATTCAAATGAGATGAGGTGTGGGTGTTCCTCGTGCCACTTCATGGGAGTGTCTCTTAATTCTTTACGACGCTTCATCCATTCTGTTGTGTACTGCTTCTGTGCCTGTCCTAGTGGAGGCCACGCAGCACTCATGTTCTACTCTCTATCACAGGAAAAAAGTGCTGCCGGAAATCAAGCACCTCCCATTCCCTTATGGATGTATTGTCGCATCACAGATGTCCAGTCACTCTGTGGCAGCAACTTCACATGCACATACGGAAGGTCGTCTATTCGCAATTGATTCCCAAGAGGTAGACCTTCATTGTAGTATTTACGTGCCAAATGCATAAGCATCTGAACATTGATCTGAATTTGGCTGTAGTGTGTGATCGTCAGCCAGATATGTGAATGCACACGTCGCATCACATCACCCGTCTCCACAGCCGCCTTCCAATCTACTGAATGTATGACCTCCGAGTAGACATCTTTCTGGTAGGAATCATCTTTTGGCCCGAATTTTAAGTACGTACAGAGGATCTTCTGGTCCGACAGCTTCTCCAGCATCTTCTCCATTTGCTTCACTGCAAGGTCAATCTCCTCAGTAGCGTCCGGTGCCTTATTGCTGTTGATCGTGATGAAGAAGTTAGACTCTTGCTTGCGGCGGGGCATACCCGGATCCTTTGGGTCCTCGTACTTGTTGTTGCCAAGGCGTACTCCTGGCGCACGCAAAATCTGTCCACCGGGGTAGCGCCACGCCTGTTTGGTTTTTGCACTATGCGGTGCCTTGAAATCAATAGACTGGGTCGATATCTGTGTTTTGCGAACTCGTGCGACCATTCCCTCAGAATACGACTTGTGTGTGTGTCCAACTGTGCGATACAAAAGTCTGCTGACTGCCGCTACCTTTGGGTTTGGCATTTTCCTGGTAATGTCCCGGAAAAATCACTACTCGGTTTCAGAAAGCTTGACTCGTTCAATGTATGCTTCGTAGTCGGTAGAGCTACAGAATTTGAACGCATGTAGCTCCTTATCATTCTTACCTTTCCATGGACACTTACACTTAAAAGCAAACCTCCCGTTTGCCAAAACCACGACCGTTGGATCTTCCACCTCAAATTTCTGTTTCGTCGTCATGCATGTCATTTTCACCATGATCAATCAACACTCAGAATATCCGCTCCTACCCGACAATGAATTACACACGGAAGGAGATGCGTTATGGGTCGAAGGTGTAGGTTGGCTGGGTCAATACCACAGCTACCTCGACACTATTTGGGAAAAGGGGCTCCCTTATTTTGTACGTGATTATTATAGGAACGAGCTACAGTGTACAGATCAAGTTATCGAGCTTCTAAATTCTAAGATACGAGCACACGAAGAAACAATGCCAATGACGAGTCTGTCACAACTAGTTCCACCGCCAGTTGTTCGGCAGAACAACCGATGGGCAGACATGTTGGACGAATACGATGACGGCTTTAAAACACCCAAAAAGACAACCAAACCTATCTCCCTCGACCCGATCCCTCCTCATCGACAACCAGGCATGCACAACCCATTCATGCAGCTGCAACAAGAAGAGACGCCTCATGCTTCTTCAAGCGAGCCAGATCCCGTCCGTTCGACGGAGGACATTTACCAGCCTTTGCAAGCGCCCCAGGAACTTGCGCCAAAGAAGCAGCCTGCTTCTCGTAAGCGCAAAGTGACTCCTGCATCTCAGCCTTGAGTTTCTTGTACTCCTCCGTGTCTAGTGAGTTTGTATCCTGTACGACTCGCTTCCGTTTGCGCATAAAATTGTCGGTAAAGTCTACCAAAGTGTAGTTCACGTAGCGCTCGCGTGGCATGAAAGAAGCTTCCTTCGTACTCTGCACAAGCAGTACTTCTCCGTAAATCTGCATCTTGAAGAGGTTGCTAGCGAGCGAGTTAAACAGCAGCCCATTGCCGTTCATCCGACCAGCACTTGGGTGATAGTAGATACAGAGCTCCTTCTCTTTATTTTTCCCCTTGCGGAAAGACTGGAAGCAGCTTGGCGTCAAGTCCCAGTTTGCTGGGGTCTTGAGAAAGCGCGCGAAGTCGTAGCTCCCGTCGATCGAATCCACAAGCACTTCAAATGTATTTCCCGCCTCGTTAATCTTTACCGCGACTACCTCGTCTGTCTGATAGCAGCACGCCTTGTGGTATTCCTCAGCGCTGAGATTACGCGTTCCATCCTGCTTGAAGTGCTCGAGGTCTGTGAAATGTGGCGCCTCTGTATTGTGCACCGCGTCGCCCATCTGAACCTTCACGAAATCATTGATCCGTTCGAGATCAACATCTTCGAGTTGCTTTTCCACATTGTAGATGTGCCGTGCATGGGCAAGAACAGACTCCCAATTACAGTACGAGCCTTTCTTGATCAACTTGTCGTCAAGAGTCCAGCTCGGCATGAAGCAGTTGGCACTCTTCATCGGAAAACCAGTCCAGTCGCATTGATAGTAGGTGTTGCCGTGCAGCTTGCGTTTTCCCATGTGTGTGTGTTGGTGTTGTTTGAGTATTGGAAAATGTCCCTCCCAAGTACCAGGAACTTTCAAGGTAATAGATGTGAAAAGGCAACCACTTTATGATAAAACTAATTTATTAGTGTTTTAACTCTACTGGCTGTTTCGTCAATGTACACCTCTCCATTACCATTTGTCCAAAAGAGTGGCTGAGTACCATCGTGTCGCCAGCGTGTCACATCCACTTCGCGCTCCGCGCTTGGCCCCGCGGGCAACACAGCATCAGAGACCACTTTAGCACGAGAATGCATCAACGCTAGTGCTGCAACAGTCAAGATGATCAGACCAGCTGAATCTGTCATAATAAGTGTAGCTGAGAAATTTACCGCGTATAGCCGGAAGTATCGTACAGGCGGTTTCCCGTAAATCGTTGTGCCTCTCGCATCTCGTGTTCAATCACACCTATACTTTTATTCTGTAGCCCACCTGAGTACAAGAGTCCAGTAATTACGGGCAACTGACCATCACCTGTGCCTCCATTACGTGCGCTTTCTGAAGTCTGTTTGTAAGGTGGTTGAAGACCGTGGCGTGCTGCTGCTTCGTTCCCGCAATCACGGTATGTAAACTTATTCAGCATGTCGAGCTCGTGTGTCGTAGGCAAGTATAGAGTAGGCGTGTTCTGATGCGCTTCTTGCCACCCATGTCCCCTTTCCATTGCGCGTACATCCTCCCTCATCCCTCTCTTTTGGCTATGTGAGTGTCTCTCGGATCCGTCGTAAATCCAATGATCGCGACGAATAGGATCCACTACAGTAGTGTGATCACCCCAATCGACAAAGCGTTCGATATCTGCGGATGTCATTTTTAAGTGTATCAGATTATTTCAGTCCAACTATCTTACATATGTAATGCGACTGTGCTCCTGTAATAGCGGCGTGAATGAATGTTTCTGTATTCAGATCATTGACCGCAAGTGTATGTGCCCAGCCATAAAGAAACGGCATCATTTCAGAGACTGCACCAAAGCCCATCATCCGCGACAGACGGCAAATAACCATTGGTACACCTATCATACTCACAGGGTCGTCCATTGTCCGTACAACGTGTGTACTGAGAACATCCGTCATAATACTAATTATCTAGAAATTTATAGGAATGCACCCATAACAGCTGAGGATGCAGGAATTCCAGCAGCAGACAAACCTGCACCTGTTACTCCTCCTACAACACCTGTAGCAGTGTTAATTGTGGACAGGGCTGGTGACTTGCATGGTTTCCCTGCTGCGTTGCGTGCAACAGCAACACCGCCACCGGCAACAGCACCAACCGCTGTGGCAGCAGCTGCTAGACTTAAGCCACCTGTCACTGGTGCAGCAATCACACCTAAAGCTGCTCCAATACCAGCCATCAAACCAGCACTCGCACCCATAATACCACCAATACTAGCGGCACTCGCACCAATATCTTCAATATCACATCCAAGAACGCTCATTTACAACACTCTTACATGTAAGAAAAAGTCCTAGATGCAATAGGTACGGTCATCGTTGCAAATCAATAGTGCATCGTTGAGTGGTAACACTTCTCGAATTGCATCAGTATGTGCATCCAAGTAAGAGTCCTTGCTCCATGCATTGAAGTCACGATTGGCAGGATATGAGTGAGTGGTCACTGGACCGTACAAGGAAGCGGAAAGTGAAATAGGATCGTTCTCCACTCTTACAGCCGTATGTTGACACTTCTTGCTGTTGGGGAACAACCTGCATCTAAGTGCGTCACCAGCCGTAAAGATGTTTTGTATTGGTGTTGCTCCTTCATTAATGCCAAAACTAGGGACCTCAAAGTTGCGGCCGATGGTCTTAGCACGATGACCACCAAGTGAATGTCCTGTTACTTCAATGGTCGCATTCGGATAGGCTGCTACCACACGCTGATAATGAGCTGTGTCCTCCCTGTACATTGGTGTAAGTGACGTCGCGTTCAACCCTATCGCAACATCCGTCGCTAGATCAACCCCTTGCCCAGCACCACCAAAATTAGTACCACGGTATGCGATTACAACATAATTCAGGTACTTGTTGTACCACACAGCTCGCCGTGCATCACTTAAGCTAGACTGATACTTCCATTCAGTTCCCGGTAGGTCGCCGCGTCCAGATCTATCTGCTTCAATCCAGTTGTCTTCATAGGCAGCTCTGGCTATCATAGCTTTAAACGCCGGATCGGTGTAGATTTCCTTCTCCTTTGTATATGTCTGTAGCATGGCATCTTCCTCCCTCCGCATGTCTTCAGTGTAAACGCCATATGGATCTGTCATCTCTTCGTCTACATAGCCCTCACCGGATCTATACACTCGACGCATCACTACACTGTATCTAATCAGAAGATTCCTCCAATGATCCAAAAGTGATTCCCTCATTCTGATCACCAGTATTGCCACCCACACCACCCAACATCACAGGTCTACCGTTTAGATATGAATCGGGACCAGAACTCGCGAGTGCTGTTACAAGTGAGCTGTAATGTGAGGGGTCTGGCACTGGATCATCTGGCATTGCACCCGAAACACCGAATAGTACAACATACAATGCAATTACTGTAACCACAGCAAATGCTACTTTCTGCATATTTATTAAGTTACGTTAGAAGATACGTGAGCTCTCGTACATAAACACTGTAGCGAGTAAAATAATACCAATTGTGAGTGAAGAATCTGGAGAGACAGTCGTGTCCGTTTTATGTGCTGAATTCGTGTAATGTTCAGCCATATCAACAATACTTGCAGTGTTGAGCACAGATGATGCCGCGCCAGGTTCTACACCTTCGTTATGTGAGTGGCTAAGTGAATCAATGGATGATCGCGTTTCGTCTTGCTGTCCATAGTTTTTAAATACTGTGCCGCATTTATATCCAACTCTTGAAGTTGAACGAAGCATGGGAGGCTCTTGTGCAGGTAGCACTGTAATATTTTTTAACACATCACCAATCAAGTTACCAAACTCTGTGTTTAAAACTTCGTTAACGATCATCACCTCTCTCTTTTTTTATCTTAGAATTTACATACCCTCATACCCTTTCGGTGGGTTCGCAACACTTTTCATCCTTCCCCCCTACTCCAATGTTAAGCAGAAACAGATTTACTATTGAAAATATCCCCAAGTTGTTACGGCTGTCGCAGCGTCCTTGCCCCTCCAGGTCTTGTTATCTGCCCCAGGTCTCGTAAAGTATGAGAACCCATAATCAGGTACGGGTAAGGTGACATTCAATCGTCGTCGCACAGGGATGTAGCCGAGAACAATTAGTGCTACATCCTCAGACACATTCAACATTCGCATAATCAGCCTTACTAATGGCCGCGTCATCGTCATGTAACAGTCAGAAACATAGCCTCCTCATATAGTGAGTGGTCATTGTGTGTGGCTTATACCTACCGCAGAGCTTTACGAGTAGCATCTGACAAACTCTCTGTAAGTAATTGGAATTCGAAAAGGATTGCACGCAGTTGGGCTACGATGTTGTTTATTACGTCTTGTGGAAGTTGTCCAACCTGACTTAAGAAACGACGCATAAGATCTCGGAAACGCACACTTGTTACTCTAGCCTCATAATTCGGACCCATCATGAGCTACAACCATAAAATTGGAAAGTTAACGCATTACAATCTTATAATTTACATACCCTCATACCCTTTTGGTGGGTTCGCAACACTTTTCATCCTATTGAGTGCTTCACCCACACGCGGATCACCACTGTTCGCACTATGGACGGTCATCACAAGAGCACCGACCGACAAAACCAGGCGGTATTCTGGTGCCATGTGGAAGCTCGCGCCATACTTAATCATCAACTCGTCAATCACGTCCTGGAACTCCTTCACGTTATCCTTAGCGACTTGCCCGAGACCGTTCAGTTTCAAGTTGAGCGGGTTGTAAAAATCTCGGGTAAACGTTTCAAGTCCTACCATACTGCCTACAAATACCATGCTCCCAAAGGAGTCGCTCTTAGACGATCCGAGCTGTAGCTCGAGGAAATGCAACTCGTCTTCAATCTCCTCAATACTACACTTAGCACTTATCTTGTTACGACTCTTCAAATGAGGGAACCTTTCCTTGTATGCAGCAATCTTGTCGAGAAGAGGAGCAGGGTCAATCATAACAGGCGTAACGGATGGACCGGAGGCGGCATTGGCTTTGCCAGTAGCAAGCCGCTGCTCTTTCTGCGCAAGACGCTCCTCCTTTTTCAAGTCCAATTCACTAGGTGGTTTCACCTTACCTTTCGATTTGGCTTCGACAGCCGACGCTAGTGCACTCGGTTCCAGTTCACCCAACGCGAGCGGGTCGGGTGCCATGCATACGTATTAGTTGGAAATTACTTCTACAAAAAGTGAAAGGTAACGCCAAAACTTGTCGTGCATGTCTTCCCGTTGCTTGATTGACTGGAAAAGCTCGAGAAGCTGCGTCGGCAAATCTCCCAATCTAGCCAGACCACTCCAGTCTCTGTGTGTGATCATGGTTGAATTCGATCCTAGGATCCCTACTACGTAGGCGATTTCCGTGTCGTTCCGTTCGGCTAAGTACTGCTCGAGGTCCACTGTGTTTTGTTCGCCGAGCTCTGATGCTATCCAATTGGCCATGTTGCTCATCTTCTCGCGTAGAAACTCACCCACTGTTTGATTCATGTAAATAGGAAGACAGCGCCTGCTACCACTACAGGAATGACTAGAAAATGCTTGCTAGTCACGCCGTACGGACCGGGAGTGATGGGAGCGAAAGGTCGCATGCTTCCGTCTTCGTTGAAGGACTCTTTTGGGTATCCTGCTGCGTACAACACTGTCGTTGCAGCGACACCTGCAACGAAAGCGCGTGACGCGGGTGCGCCTAGACCCATAACCACCGCAATGTCGCGCCAATCCTGAACCATCGTTCCCACCATTTATCTTAAGTTCAGAAAGTCTAGGGTGCCGCGGCCTGTGCGCGACTCGGCTGTGGGAATGGAAGATCTGGCGCCGGCACCCGTGACTGCCCTTCCCTGTACATGCTACGCGCCATCGCCGCCATCGAACGACCTCCAGCAAGAGGTTGGTCTGCATCCTCCATGACCCAGCCAGTCCCACCAGGAGGAGCAGACTTACCAAACCTAGCCGACGCAAAGGGTAGACGCACACCCTGTCGTCGAATGCTTTGGAATGCATACGGAGAAAGTATACCTGCACTGTAACCCGCACCTGGTGTGACATCGGTCTGCAGGTAAGGTCCTTTGATCTTACCTTGATCCTGAAGGTACTTGAAGTGTAGGTCATCGAACGTGTTAATGCCCCACGAGTCGATCATTTGCCCACGCAGCGCGTACTCGTAGTCCGTGTGAACTTGTTGAATGCGACGATTTACAAAGTCAGGGTAAATCTCCATAAGCCACTTGAGGTTGCCGGGCTTGCGTGGGTCAATGAGTGAGTTGACGTAGCGATCAAAGTCTGCAAGCTCAGCCTGATCCTTCATGGATTGAAGGTAGTTGACCTCTTCGTCGGTGATTGGATCAGTGCGCTGAACGCCGTTGTTTGTCGCTGGTACCGCCTCCCGGACCGCCTGTCGCGCTACCATGCGCTCCTTAGCAGCCGACGGGACAGAGTATTTCACAGGGAGAGCGTTTTGGTAGTTGTAATACTCAGGTGGTGCGTTTATGGCAGGCCCCGCACTGTTTGCAAGCCCGTCGTTTGCTCTATCAGGGGCGACCACAGGGTCAGCATACCGCGTGCGCGCCGCTAGCTCGGCGTCGTAGAGACCACGTCCCATCGCCATTCCCGTGTCAGCTGGATTACTTTGGCCACCTGCACTAGCGTACAAGCCCATGGCTGACGGACCTCCTTTGTCCATTCCCATCTTCTAAAATTAACTGTCAGAAATTCATCCATGAGTGACAAGAAGCTTGAACCAGAGATGCAAACGACCAAAATGAGCAGGATTTCCAAGTCGATCTGTGATCTCAATCGTCAAGTTGCGGATAGTGTTGTTAGACGCGTGTACAGGTACCGACACGATACCAGTAGGTTCATACGATGAGAATTCTGCAGCACCGATCAAATTGTTACTAGTATCACCAGCACGTAGAATAGCGAACGCGCCATTTGCATACTGATTATTACTGATCACGTGACCATCAAGTTCCTTAATTCGCAGTATCAGGAAGTCATCTGTCTGCATTTCGTGTGCATGCTGAATTCCTACTTGACGCTTATTAACCAATGAGTATCCCAACAGCTTCACCACTGCAACCTGCTTTACTCCATGATCGAGTCGAGCGATTAGTTCTTTACCAGTCGTCCAATTCTTCGCTCGGTACAAGGGGTAATAGTATTGCTCTGTGACTTCATCTGACTTAAATGCTGGTTTAGGATCTGTCAGGTACTCATACGCATGCTGTCTAGTTGCCAAAGTCGCAGTAACATTACTATACCCACTAACGTTTTGTCTGTGCACGACCTGAGTAGTGTCATGACGTAGTGTACCTGTAGGCAAAGTAGTGCAATTTAGAGCCTGATTTAGGCGAATGGCGATGTGTGCTATGCCTGCAGTCGAAAGGGTGAATCTGTGATTTGCAGTTGTCCCTGGTACACTGCTGCTTGTCGGCTGAGGAAGATAGTGTGACCCTTCGACTTGGTTTCCATCTTCAAGGCCGTGCGTGAATGTGACTGCGCTATCTGTAGCGTTGGCAAGATAGTTAACCCTTCGGATCTCAATGACCGTCAGGTAATCAGTGAAGCCAGCAGTTGCTATTCCACCGATGCGCACAAGATCTCCAACTTTCAGCTGTGCATATGCAGACGTCGATGCGCTAGATAAACCGTATTGATTTGTGTTTGACCATGTAGGCAGAATCCACTCAGAATCGTTTTCTGTAATGTAGGCTGTCGATTGAACGTCATCTGGGTCAAATTCTATGCTTTGAACAGTGCAGCAGAATTCGTCATCGTACGTGTACGCTAAACCTGATTCTGTATCTCCTGCACCATGTTGGCGTGTCGTCGGGTCATCAGCAGACTTAGTGATGAAAACGTCTATCCAGTTGTCAGCGCAACTTCCCAACTCCATTTCCTGGAAGGTGCTTGGAAAATGGGAGAACTATTTCTGGTAAGATAGATGACGAGCACACATGGAATGGACGGAGGTGTGGCTTACGATCAGCAATTGCTGGATCTCGTTTTTGCTGACCTTGATGATCTACTGGCTGCAGAACGGCCGGTTGCTAGCGAGTTTTGTGGCATTTGTGTTAGCTGTGGTGGAGCTCGACTCACTTACGCGGGATCTGGGACATCCCACCCCGGCAGCCTCGTTTGTGATAGCTGCGGTGTGGTACAACCAGGTGTCGTCTTTTATGAGACAATGTATGGAAACGATTACACGCACAAATCAAGTAATTACAAGCGGATCCATCACTGGCACGAGCGTATCTCACAGCTTCTGCTCATGGAGTCCCAAATCCCTTATGACCAAATGCTGGCTATTGCGGAAAAGCTTTGTGATGGCACGCACTCCGTTATCAACAAAGATACAGTCCGAGCAGTACTCAGATCTCTGAACATGCAACTTTACATCGAAAAATGGCTGCAAATTATCTTTAGAGTGACGCGTATCGCACCACCAATACCAGGAAACATTTTAGTGCACAAATTAGACGAAATGTTTCAATCACTTCAAGAGCCATTCGATTGTTTCCGCATTAAGAAGCGAAAGAACTTCCTCAACTACAACTACGTTTTCTGTCGCCTGTTTCAGCGACTCGATTGTACTCAGTTCTGTATGTTCTTTCCATTAATAAAGAGCAAGCAAAAGCTGAAGCAACTGGATGACATGTGGGTATTGATGGCAGAGTCGCTGAATTGGGAGATCAAACCGTTGGCACAAGTGGCCCCGTTTGCTGTACGGCTCGAGCAACCTGATCTTTTGCTACAACGGCTAGCGAGCGAATACGTGCCCCCAGTTCAGGCTGCGATTCAAACAGAGCCATTGAAAATGGTATTCCGAACGTTGGATCACCGTTCCGTAAGTAGGTTGATACGAGGGACAACGCGGCACCATTTAGACCAACCTGAACAAGAGCCTCGAAAAGCTGCTGCTGGAGTGAAGCGCCCTCGTTTAAACGCGGCAAGAGGCCCTCGATCACGGACCCGACTGTAATTCCGAGAGCGACGTGTGTTACAGAGACTTGAATAGACTGAGCTGTCGTCATAATTTACGAACAGCTCAGAATTAAATCATCTGCGACCAAGGATGTGGCATAAAGTCCTTGACTGTAAGCAAGTCGAGAGCTGATTCTGGTCCACTTTTCGGAGGTACAGCGTTGTCGTTCATCGAACTCTCCCAGTACTCTTTGCTTCCCATCTGATACTCGCCTGGATCTTGTGCCTTCCACCAGTAGAGCATTTCGAGTGGGTCCACACAGTGCTCTGGACATGTGTCTATAACGAGGACTTCGTTGTCCTCTGTATATGCGTCTAAGATCTGTGCGAACGCGTCTTTTGTTAAAAAATCACCAAAATCTTCCCAGAGCGCCTCACGCTGCCGCTGCTGAATGCACTTCATAATAAAGCAATAGTCTGTGTTACCGCGAAGAGTGGGTGTTATAGCTTTTGCGTACTGAGTCGTGATTAAGACAAAGAGACGGTAATGTCGACCTGCGACGAACAGTTCCATAAGATTAGAGTCGTATTTTAGTCGTTGGTCACTGATAACATCGTCTAAGAGTACAAAAAAAGGTGCTTTCTCATCCTTTTCTTTATCGCTTAAACCCTTATCGTTGAGTATCTTCTTCTGTCGTTTAAAAACGGCGTCGAGAATCTCAGGTTCATACTTAGGGTAAATGTACTTTGCGGGGATGTACTGTCGCCAAAACTTATTTAGCTCATCTGTTTGACTGATGACTATGCCAGCTTGTATTTTATCTTTCATTAAATACATTAGATTACGGAAGACCCACGACTTACCAGTACGACGTTTACCCACCGCAACTACAGTTCCATCGAGTTTAATGTTTTCTGGGTTAAACTCTGTCAAGTTTGGTAGAATCACCTCGGCATATTGATCTGCAGCTAGAATTGGCATAGTTGCATGTTTGCCGTATGTGGTTCGTGGCTTTAGTCCTTTGTTTGTTTTATCTTGTACACGAGGGTTAGTCTGCCCTTCATTTTCTTTCTTCAGCCCTTCGTTTTCTTTCTTCATACGACGTTGATTGGGTCAGAAAAGGTAATTGCTTGATCATCGTAGGTTGTTGCAAAGTTGTACTGCTGCACATTAAAGACAGTGACCTGCGACTTCATCTCTAGCTTCGAGCGCTGACAGATGACAGAGACGTCATCGAAGCACCATTGGATCCCAAACTTGTCGCCACCGACACCTGTGTACACCTGGCTAGCATACATGGTTGCTGCCACTACATCTCCAGGTGCAACGTTCCCGTTTGGGATGACTGTGCCAGTATGATCGCAGATGTTGATCTTGCGCTCGTACTTGCCACCCATGCCGTCCCATGCAAACTTGGGCGTGTTGAGTTGGATGTTGTGCCCTGTGAGTGCGCCCGTGTTCTTGTCGTACTTGGCGCGCACAGTCCTGATCTGCAACATCTTGCACTCTTCCTTTGACAGGTTCTTCCTACCGAGTATCTTAAGCTGGTTCTGAAAGACGAACTCAAGCAACTTCTCGTCAATCTTCTCCAGTTTGTCTGACATGGTGATGAAGCCGGTGTTGAGATCGTGATTTATGGGTCCGTCGCAGAGGTCAAGCGAGAACTTTGCCTTGCTGATGTCAGACGGCCCCCACATCGTGCCAAAATTCCCGTCACCGGTGCAGCGAGGCCATTGAGTCACACATGCTGGAGTCACGAATGCGACATCGGCACAGTTAGTACCGATACACATTGAGATTGCTGGTTTGCCGTGGCGGTCTGTCATTGACAGCTTGATGGCGTCGGGTTCGAGATCCTTCATCTGCATGTACGTCCTGGAATTCATCTGTAGTAGCGTGCGGGTAGAGGCAACCTGCGTGTGTCTGATGTGTGTGTTAGAATTTCGAGTGCGGCCACACTGGGCAGAAATGCTCGTTCTTGGAAATGTACAGGAAGTTTAAGTGAACCTTCCATTGTGTTCGCTATTTTAATAGCGTCTGGCTTGGATTGAGGGATTCCCGCCAAATCTGTAACTGTCGAATTCATCGATGGGATACCGCTGCCGAAGCGTACAGGTAGCTTATCTTCGCGGCGAGGTGGTTCCTTGAAGCAATCTAGCTGTCGACCCTGCATGTGTGGATTGCAGCATAAGTCTCCGTAAAAATCCGACACTAGATCTGGTCGTGGTCCGGTAGGACGTCGTTGGCTAAAAGTAACCTGAGTGCTCATATCTTACACCAAATTTAGAAAAGCTTTCACACGTCGCCAAGACCACGCATGCACTGATGTTCGTTGTGACAGGACATGAAATGGCCACGCACGCGACACCAGTTGTGCAGATATTCATGCACTAAGACACCTACTAATTCATCAAAGGACATGGGCATAGACGGGCTAACCCAGATTGATTGTCCATCAGTTTCTGCACAAATACCAGGCGGACACTCCTTCAATGTCGCCCTTTGCATTCGCCACAACTGTTCGTCTGCATCAAATTTAACTTGCTGTGGCTTGCACTTGTACTTTCTCGTAGCGAAACGCAAAAAGTGCTTCCGCAGCCGCGTCGACTGCTTCTTGACCACACCTACCGCGTACGGCTTGGCGAGTGCGAGACGAGACGAGGTCACAACTTGTTCCTTCTGATGGCGCTTCGGAAACACGACGTCGCTTGGCGGGCGGTAACGGGTCTTCATCACTCATCGTCTCTTCAGAATCTTCTGGCTCCGGTGGTTTGCTGTGAATTTCCGCTTTCCAAAATGTGAGATCAACTTTCCTTTTCATTGCCTCGTGGATGCGAGCCTCTATCTTCTCACGCTCCCTTACAGTGATGTGCGGCACGTGCTTTACACCGTTCTGTACACCCGCGTAAATGATAGAGTAGTAATGCATTAGAAAGTCCCAAGTCTCCTTGTCACGTGACACACGAAAAACTGCTGTACCTTCATTAGGCACCCAGCAAACGTAGTCGCACCACTCACGTTCAGTAATTTCGAGCAAGGCGTTCATTTGTAAATAATAATAAATCGGCACACTCGAATGAAGGCGTGGTGACCCATCTTTCTTTGGCCAGTAGGGACATTTGACTTCAATTAACCCCTCTGAACCAACGAAGCCATCGGGGGAGCCAGCGATCCACGGAATGTGCCTGTGTACATGTAGCCCGGTCATATTGACTAGATTTCCTGTTTTGGTCATGTAAGCGAGTACCCCATCGCGTTCGTGTGTGATACCCCATGTACACGCACGGTTGTCGCTCCAATTCTCAGGCTTGCGTGCCCGTGCTTCCTCACCAGTAACACGCTCGTATGCTTGCTGACGACTCGTCCACTTGACAAGACCGAGAAGTGCACCTAAGTTACTAGCTGTCAATTTACCTCGCCGTGCCTGGAACCATTCATCTGTACGTTGCTGC